AGTACAGCATTTTGCAATTGCTTGTTGTTTGGTTGCTGCTTTAGCAATTTTAACAGTTTGCGTTTGCGGTTGGCTTGCGTACGCTGTACTGCGCTTGAGGGTCCGGTGCTTGCTGCGGGTTTTTGAGATTTTGTTGCCATTTTATAACTTTCTGATTTTGTACTGTTGCGAGCCGGGTTCTAGGGGTACGAGTTCTACTGCACGAGCCTGTGCTAAAAATTCCAGGGTTTGGAAAGCTTCGCCGTATGTTTGAACTACCACACTAGGCTCGTTTATTACGCTGGTTACACTTTCAAGTAGTTGAAGCGTAACCGGCTGGAATTCAGCGGTAAGCAGCTCGTCTAACAATTTCCTGAACGGATTCGGGGTCATGGCGGACTTGGTCATTTTCCACATAGGCTTCTGAGGTACTTTCTGCATACATTTCAAGTTGCTTGGCAAGGTTAAGGGTACCACTGATACGCGCAACTTCTTCAAGTGCAGCAATCAGGTCTGGAATGTTGTCTACTGCAATAGGCATATAACGGCCGCAACCGTCTGTGATAGCGACTTCGTCCGTGCCACCAGGATTAGTGCCAAACTCTACGTAGTTGTAGTAAAAGTTGCCGTCAGCATCAGGGCCAAAAAGACTGTCGTCGCCGAATACATCAACGTCATGTGCGGGAACTTGTGCGAAATTAATTTTCATGTGATTTTGTGGTTGGGTTGCGTTGTTAAAGAATAATTATATCAAAAAGTACTGCATATTTCAAGTGAATATTTCTGCAAACAAAAAACCCACCTGGATGGTGGGTTTGGTGTAGTAGTGGTACGCCGAACAGGACTTGAACCTGTGACCAACCGATTATGAGTCGGCTGCTCTAACCAACTGAGCTATCAGCGCAAATTATTCATTATTTCACTTCTTTGTTCGGGGGTGTAGTATACCCAGTCTGTGATCTGTTCTAGTGTTCGCAAGCAAGTGGTACACCGCTGCAGTTGAGGGTCAAGACTACACTTTTGCTGACACGGTGACTCAATTACTTGCATTGTTTTTTAACCTGTTCTAGTGAAATAGGTGTGTAGTTTATACGTTCCATGCTAACATTAAAGTAGCGTTTGTCCGGAATCTGTGCTAGTGGTAGTTTTACCACATTGTGATGTAGGTGTCCGTGTACGTTCAAACCCCAACGAGCAAGGCTTTCTGGATGAATGGGTATATGTGTTAAGATCAGGCCTTCAAACTGGTGACTGCCACGAATGTCTTTGAAGTGTTCCATGTATCTGCCAGGCTTGGCAATGTCATGGTTGCCCTTAATCAACACCTTTTCACCATTCATGCGACGTAAGATCTCTAGTGCTTCCACAGTTGTTTGCATTGATACGTCGCCTAAAAAGTAGACCTTGTCGTGTGGCCTAACCACACTGTTATGGCAGTTGACCATGTGTTCATTCATGTGCGACACCGACTCAAACTCACGCAGTGGTGTGCCGTCTGAACGCTTAAACGTCAGGATGTTGGCATGATGAAAGTGATGGTCACTTGCAAAAAAGATATTAGCCATTAGTACTCCTGCCAGCTGCGGTCGCCACCAACACGGTGACCATCGTGTTCGTCAGGGTTGTAAACTTCCCACCAGCCTTCAATGCTGTCTGAATAAGACTCCGAATCTTCATCAAAGTCTTCGGTGTCCGCATACTCCTCACGAGGGTAGATGCCGTACATTTCCGCATGATCTCTAGCAAGCTCCCAGGCAAAGTCTGATAGTTCATCGTCAGACACGTCATCCGGAACTAGCCAAAAAGCCCAGGAGTCCGTACCTACCATGCCAGCGTCCATTCCAATAACAATCTTACGCATACAAATCCTTAAATAAATAATCCCCGAAACAGTTATTATTATACCGCGTTCGGGGATTTGTTTCAAGTGAGAAATTGCTGCGGTTTAGGGTATACTATATACTTATTCGGTACAAATTGATGCGGCTATTGACATTGGGGAAACTCCAGCAGGAATCATGGTAGGGTCGAGGATTTCGTTGTTGTCCATGTCCCGCAGTGCATGTATGCAATAAGCTACCGTCTCATCGATGAGCGCCTCGAGTTCATGCACCTTGTCCTTGTGGATGTAGATCATGTGCGGGGCAGTGAACTCGGAAGCAACCCCCTCGACTGTGACCTTTAACTTACCTTTGGCAAGCAGCGTAAGGTGATCGAACTGGTGCGTGTGGCCAATCTCGGTGTCACCAGCAAACCTGAAGTGCATCATGCGTGAATAAAGGTTTGCAACGCAACCAATTTGGATTTCGGGTGCCTTCATATAGCCGTTACCTGAATACCCGGTGTGGCTGGCCAGTTAATGTTATCAGGGAATCCTGATTGGTCGGTAATATCGCGCAAAGCCTGACGGTAAGTCGCCCATTGCGCTCTCCTTTCAGCACTTAAAGGTACATCAGCCAGCTGAGTCCAGTCGCTGTTAACAAGAAGTTGGGTGCGACGAGCTAGGGCAATTTCTGTTGCATTAGGAACTATAGGCTGCACCACGATGCTTCCAGATTGGCCGGGAGTTACCGTAACAACTGGCGTATTGATTTCTTCCCAGTACCGAACGGGGGCATACATCTGAACAATGTCTTCAAGGGTTTCGCCTTCGTATGGAAGTCTTGTTCCAATGTGCATGGTTGGCATACCTTCAGAGGTGTAAACCACTTCCATGCAACGGGCCTGTTGGTCAACAGAAATAATCTCGTATGTGTATGTAATGTTCATGTAATTGCTCCTAAACGTGTGCCAGTGGCGTTATAAGTAATGTTTGAATTTCCACTAATCGCTGCGCCGCCACTGCCGCCACTAAATGGGCCGTTGAGTGTAAAATTTGTGTTATTATTAAACAAATTTCCGCCGGAGGCACCAGCAGAGCCACGGTCACCACCATTACCACCAGTGCCGCCGTTTCCAAAGCCGTCAGAACCTGTTCCCCCTGCTCCTGCGCCGCTGACAGTACCAGCGGCACCTGCTTGCAGACTTGTTTGGACGATACCGGCGGTGCCGCCATCACCTTTGGGGCCGCCTGCTGAATTGGCCGCTGCGCCTGATCGGCCACCGCCACCGCCACCACCAGCAAGCTGCTCTGACTCGTATGAGTAAAGGCCCCACCTATTACGGCCGCCTTGGCCACCGCCACCGCCACCGCCACCGCCACCAATTGTGCCGTTATTGGTTAGTGTAAGTGCCACAGAAACAGAAAGCGCCAGTCCGCCAGCGGAGCCAGCAGTACCACCACCGTTGGACGCGCCGCCTTGCCCACCAGCGCCACCCATGCCGACAATAAAGCCGTTGTTGATTAGGTCAACTCCGCCGGGGAATGAGCCGTTAACAGTCAACCCCGGAGTGCCGGTGGAATTGCTGCTGATGTAGACACCACTACCAATAGTTGCAATAACCTTACTAGACTGATTCCAGCCAGCATTGACAGCAAGAGTGCGTAAGTTAGCATTAGTTTGATTGCTGCTGATCGTGAACGAAAAAGAAGCTGAACTTGGCCCCTTGCTATAAAAATCGCCAAACGCGATAGCGCTTGAAGAGAACGTGCCAGAGCCGCCAGCAGACGTGAACCACGTCGTGCCGCGATAAGCGTTTAGGTTTAACCCACGACCGTCAAATACAGAGTTAATCTGGGATAGGTCAATTGCGCCGCTACTTTGGAGGTATCCTGCCATGACTTACTCCTTTATTAAACAATACAAGGGCAAAAAAAAAAAATACCCTAAATCTAGCACTATTATACTAGATTTAGGGTAAGTTTGCAAATCAAATTTTTTTGTGGTACCCGGTGACGGGATTGAACCGCCGACCTACTCCGTGTAAAGGAGGCACTCTACCGCTGAGTTAACCGGGCACGTTGGAGCAGGGTACCGGGATCGAACCGGTGTCACCAACTTGGAAGGATGGGGCACAGCCACTATACCAACCCTGCACATTAATTTAACATTTGTGGCACATAATTTGTGCCTGGGTCGCTAACTCCTGGCCTACCAACCATGTCGTGATAGTCTGAGACCATGGTAACATACCAGTAACCATAATCACGAAGTTGTTCACAGCGAGCCAAAGCTGCTTGCAGTTCATTGACTGTAACGCCTAGGGCTTGCCCTGTTTCAGGGTCTGTGTAATAAACTCGATACATTGTAATTTTGGCACTTTGGCGCCGGGGTAAAAGTGGAGCAGGGTAGGAGATTCGAACTCCTGACATTCTCGTTGGCAACGAGACATTCTACCACTGAATTAATCCTGCATTAAAAGGGTACATCGTCGTCTTGAATACTGCGAATCATTTCGCGTTCACGCTTTAGCAAGTCGTCTTCAAACCAAGGTTTGACTTCTTGCTCTTCATGAATTTTCCAAGCTGCAAAACTAGCCTGCTCTTGCAACAGCGTAATTACATCCGGCTGAAATTTAACAAAGCCACTTTTCTCAGCCCAGATCAAGTATTCGTAGTGATCTTGTGCAACATCACATACACGGCAGCCTTTTAGTTTGCCAAATGTTAGTGTGTCGGTTAACCCCAGTTTGGGATTTTTTAGTTTGTTGAATTGTAAGGCCATAAGAAAGCACACTCTGAGGGTTGCTATGCAAAGCACTAAAGCGCCTTGACATACCTAACCTGCAGTTCATTGTTATGTGCGCACTCTGTTTCCCGAAGTGTGCTTACTTATGGCGGGTGGCAGAGGAGTCGAACCCCATCCCGTTTCCGAGAACCTGGTTTTCAAGGCCAGTCGCAGGACCAACCCCGCTGCATTACCACCCACTGTTTATTCTTTGGACTCTTTGGCTTGTTGTGCACGAGCCTCTTGCAGTTTTTCTA